ATGGGTCTTGGGGCGGCTAGACGGGATCGCGCCGGATGATATCCTCTTCACCTTCAAATGCCGCGATTGCGGCCTCCTTCCCGTAACCTGGCAAGCCGTGATTCGGGCCCAAGCCAAGTTACCAACAGCGCCGGTAGTGGGTCACTTGCTTGGTGGTAGATAGCTTGTTCATATAAGGTGTATGCAGTATAATAGACAGATCGCAATCTGTCAATGGTGGTGCATACAATGAATTTCAAGGAAACGACGGACGGTCTTTTCGACCGTATGGACCACAAAGACCTAGCCGACCGGCTGGGGGTCTCCGTGGCGACGATTCGGCAGGCGCGGCTCCGGGCCGAAGCTGAGGCGCACCGTACCCCGCCGCCGGGCTGGCAGCATGCCGTTATTCGACTGGCCGAGGAACGTGTGGCTCATTTTCGAAAACTAATCGAAAGAATGCGATCCACCAATGAAACCGCGACTGGGAAGGTCACCAATGACAACCGGAATGACTGATTCCCCTCACTCATCTATCGGCAAATTGATCAAGGACAATGTCTTTCAGGTAGACCGTCGCCCGTCAACGTTTGTCACGACGGAAACTGACCCACTACCACAGCGCCTGTTGACAACCGTCGGGATATTTGCTAGTCTAGTCTTGCAAATTGCATAAGCGGACTACTCGCAGCGAGCGAGCCGGGGGCCGCCGATCCTGTCGTCTCAGGGATCGACGGCCCTTCGCCGTAGGAGGCACCGCTGGCCCCGATTACCCCGACTCGCGAGCCGATCGTTGCCGCCGCGGGCGCGACCTGGAAATGGACGACCTCCTCAGCCTCCTATCCCATTAGCGAGGGCTGGGCGTTGTCCTATGCCATCGCCGGGAAATCCGCGCTCGTCTGGAACTCCGGGTGGGTGACGAACGACGGCAGTACGTTCACGGTGATCGTGCCGTTTGCGACGACGGGCGCCCTCGAAGCCGGGCGCTATGAAGTCACCCGGATCTGGACGGGGTCGGGGACCTATTCGGGCGTCAAGTACTTCGAGCGGCTCGACCCCCTGACCATTATGCCGGACGCTTCGACGGCCATGCCCGGCGACCGGACGACGTTTGCCGAAATCAACCTGGCCTATGTCGAGGCCGCGATTTCCGCCCGGCTGTCCGGCGACGAACCCGAGGAGTATACGATCGGGGGCCGGTCGGTTCGCAAGATGACGCTCGCGGACCTCAAAGCGATGCGGGCCACGCTCCAGAACGAACTCTTCCGGCTTCGGCATCCCGGAACCGGCTACGCCTCGTTGGCGGTCACGTTCACCCGGCCGAGCCTCTAATGGCAAAACCGTCCTTCCTCACGCGGGTCATGCGATCCCTTGGGTTCGTGCCGGCGGGCGGGAAGCGGAACTTTTTCGCGGGCGCAATCCCCTCCCGGCTGACGGCCGACTGGATTACGGGGTCAACGGGCCCAACCAACGAACTCCGCGGGTCCATCCGGACGCTCCGCGACCGGGCCCGGGACCTCGAGCGCAATAATCCGCTCGTCCGTCGCTATCTCGCCTTGGTGGCCGAGAACGTGATCGGCCACAAGGGCATTCGGCTCCAAGCCCGGAACCAGACCGCTCAAGGGGTTCCCAACATCCAGGCCAATACGGCGATTGAATCCGCCTTTACGGACTGGCAACGGGCCGAGTCATGTTCCGCGGATGGACGGCTGTCCTGGCGGGCCTTTCAGCAACTCGTCATCCGAACCGTGGCCCGCGATGGCGAGGCCTTCATTCGGAAAGTCTACGGGCCGCCCTACGGGTTTAGCCTCCAGCTGATCGACGCCGACCTGGTAGACGAAACCTATTCCCGCGCCGCCGGCGACGGGATTCCGGCCATCAAGCTCGGGGTCGAAGTCGATGCCTGGGATCGACCGCTCGCCTATTACTGCTTCAAATACCATCAGTGGGACGTCGTCGGCGGGTCGCGGGAACGGATGCGTATCCCGGCGGAGGAAATCGAGCATGTCTTCGTGCCCCGCCGGCCGGGCCAGACCCGCGGGGAGTCGTGGCTCGCGCCCGTCATGCTCGCCCTCCGGATGTTGGACGGCTACGCGGAGGCCGAACTGGTCGCCGCCCGGACCGCCGCCGCCAAGATGGGATTCATTGTCCAATCGCCTGACGCGCCGAACGGGACGGACCCCGATAGTGCCCAGCAAACGACGATGGATGCGGCGCCGGGCGTCATTGACCGGCTCGGCGTAGGGGAAACCTTCGACAGTTGGGACCCGACCCATCCCTCGCAGAACTTCGCCCTCTTTGTCACGCAAATCACCAAACTGATCGCTGCCGGGCTCAACGTCAGCTACGCCGGCCTGACGTCCGACCTCCGGGAAACCAACTTCTCGAGCGGCCGCATTGGGCTCCTCCAGGAACGCGACGGCTGGCGCATCCTCCAAGTCTGGATGGCCGAGCATTTCTGCGAGCCGATCTATCGCGAATGGATCAAAGTCGCCTGGCGGACCGGCCGGCTGTCGCTCCGGATGACGCCGGAACAATACAACCTCCACGATTGGCGGCCGCGGGGCTGGGCCTACGTCAATCCGCAGCAGGAACAGGCCGCGGATATGATGGCCGTCGCGGCCGGCTTTACGTCGCCGCAACGGGTTGTCGCGGACAATGGTGACGACCTGGAAGAGATCTACGCCGAAATCGCGGCGGCCGATACGCTGGCCGACGCCTATGACATCGAACGCTACATCCCCAACTCGCTCATGAATGAGGAGGCCGCTGCGAATGCCGGAACCCAAGAACCCGGGGACAACACCGGGGGTACTGACCCGAGCGCTGACAGTGGATCGGGACCTGCTCGCGGCGCGGGGGACGGCGGACGACCGCATCCCCGTCTCGCTCTCGAGCGATCAGCCGGTCGTTAGGTATTTCGGAAAGGAAGTCCTGAGCCACGACCCCGGGGCCATTGACATGAGCCGGGCGGCTCGAGGGCTCCCGCTGCTCTACAACCACGATACCGGCCAGCCCATCGGCCGGCTGGAAGACGTGGCGCTCCGATCCGACGGCAAACTCGGCGCCGAAATGCGGTTTAGCCGCTCGGCCCGGGCGCAGGAGATTCGGCAGGACGTCGTCGATGGGATTCTCACGGACACCAGTATTGGCTATCGCATCGACGCCTGGACGGAAGCCCGCGACGGCCAAGACGTGACCTATACCGCAACACGCTGGACCCCGATGGAGGGCTCGATCGTGCCGGTCCCGGCCGACGACTCCGTAGGGATCAACCGCGGCCTGGCGATCCCCGGGTCGGCGGCAACCTTCCAAACTCCGGCACCGGAGAAGGAGACGAAGATGGCGGATCAGACCCCGACCCCGGATACCGGCACCGTGAAGGCCCTGGTAGACGCGCAGGTCGAACAGCGGAAGCAGGAAATCAAACTCTTGGGCGACGTCGCCAAAACGTTCAAGATGGAGCATCGGCTGTCAGAGTGGATCGACAAGGACTTCAGCCTCGAGAAGGCCCGCGCCGATATCGAAGCCGACGCCGTCCGGAACGCCTCGACGGCGACCCCGGCCGGCCATCTCGACCTGACGCCGAAGGAACACCAGCAGTACAACCTCGGCCGGGCGATCATGGCGATCGCGACCGGGAAATGGGAACGGGAGGGCGGGCTCGAGAAGGAAGCCTCCGACGAAATCGCCAAGCGATCCGGCAAACCGTCCCGCGGCCTCTACCTCCCGATGACGCTCCAGACCCGTGCCAGCATCACCGGCAACATCGTCGGCACGTCGTCGCTCGGTGGCGCGGCCGTCCAGACCACGTTGATGAGCCTGATCGAGATCCTCCGGAACCGGCTCATCGTCCGGCAGTGCGGCGCCCGCTTCTTGAGCGGCCTGACGGATACCATCTCGTTCCCCCGCCAGATCACGGCGAACACCTTCAACTGGACGGGTGAAAATCCGACCAGCGCGAACAGCCTCGGCGCCTTGACGTTGAACAACGTCACCCTCTCGCCGAAAACCGGCATGGTTTCGACCGCCTTCTCGCGGCAAGCCCTGATCCAGACCTCGCCCGATATGCAGTCGCTCGTATTGGACGACATCGCGAACGTCGTCGCGGTCGGCATCGACAGCGCCGCGATCAACGGCACCGGCTCGAACTCGCAGCCGACCGGCGTTCGCAACACGTCCGGCATCGGCAACCGAACCCTGGGCGCGAACGGCGCCGTGATCACCTGGGCCAACCTCGTCGGCCTCGAGACGGACGTGGCGGTGCAGAACGCCGACCTCGGCTCGTTGGCGTATCTGACGAACGCGACCCAGCGCGGGGTCCTCAAGACCACACTCAAGAACACCGTGGCCGGCTCCCTCTATATGTGGGAGGGCAACAACCAGCCCGGGTCCGTCAACGGCTACAACGCCTACGTCTCGAACCAGGTCCCGAGCAACCTGACCCAGGGCACCGCAACGACCATCTGCTCGTCGATCATCTTCGGCAACTGGGCCGAGTTGCTCGTCGGGGAGTGGGGCGGCGCGGTCGATCTGATCGTCGATCCATACACTGGGGCCTCGCAGAACATGATCTACGTCACCGGGATCACGATGGTCGATGTCGGGGTCCGGCACGCGGGATCGTTCTCGAAGACGGACGCGGCATTGTAATGGTGCAGGTCTGTATTAAAGGGGCGCCCGGGTCCGGGGTGCAGGTCGCCGGGCGCACCTATGCGGCGGGGGAGATCGTCGTCCTCCCGATTCCCGTGGCGGCGGGCCTGGTCGCGGATGGCCGGGCCTACGTCGTCGCGGATGCGCCCGAGGTGCGGGTGCCGGTCGGGGCCGCTGAACATCGGGACCCGACCCTCAAGGTCGGTCGGGGGCGGGTATGAGCGTCGATACCGATCTCGCCGCCATGCTCCGGGGCTGGGATAGCAAGGTCGTCGCGATAGGAACCTGGCGCGGTCGGGCCTTGGTCGAGGAAGTCGATTATCTCGACACCGATCGGTCGGGCGGCGGCGTCCTCATGCGGCGGACCGTTGTCCGGATTCGGAAGGCGGATGTTCTGACCGAGGCTGGCACGATCCCCATTGCCCGGGGCGATACGGTGACGGTGGACGGGACGGCCTATACCGTCTCCGACGTCATGCTCGGGGCGCCGGGCCATGGGCAACCGGGCGGGTGGGATATCGACGGACGCGTCCTCGATATCGTGGTCCGGAAGGTCTAGGAAACCATGCGTCTCGAGGCCGTGCGATGCGTGACCGCCTGGCTCAAGGATGTGACCTATGGCGTCAATGCGAAGCTCGCCGCGTTGCCGCTCGATGGGACCGATACCCGGCCGACGGCGATTGCCACCATCGTCGATGAGACCGACAACGCGAATGCCGCCTTCGGGCGGTTCGACGGGCTGACGTTGCCGGCCCTGATTGTCACCTGTTCGGGCGACCCGGAACATCGGGACCCCGAGCAGTCGCAAACCGGTGAGCGGGTCGATGGCTATGTGACGGTACAGGTCCGCTATGCGGAACGGAAGACCGCGAGCATGACGGCGATTGTCGATGGGACCTACGTCATTCGGGCCGTCATCGCCTCGTTGCGGGAATTGCACAAAAACGCCAACGTCGCGAGTCGGACCCGGAACTCGGTCCGCCTTGTCAGTTGCGAGTCGATTAGCGAACAGGGTAGTTACGAGGAGGTCGAAGATACCTGGCTCCTCGCGGCGGCGCAGTTCAAGTACTACACGTCGAACATTCTCCCGTTAGGGTCGTAACCGATGCCCGATTACGTCGTGATTCACGATCAGAAGATCCCGGTTCCGCGGCATCTCCGCGGCGACCAGAAGGCGATCGCCGCCTGGATCGAGACGCAGCAGCAACAGCCGGCGCCGCCGACTGCACCAAAGGAGTAAGGTATGGGCTATCCCGCCAAAACCATGAACCTGTCCGCCTTGCTCGCCAAGGTGGAGGCAACCTACGGGACGGCCGTGGCCGTCACCGCTACGCAAGACGGGCAACTGCTCGCCCTGTCCGATCGGTTCCCGGGCCTCTTGTCGTTCGGCTACGTCTTCGACGGGTCGGTCGGACCGGCCCCGGGCAACATGGCAATGCTCAAGCGGCTCGGCGTCTTGGGCCGGACCGTCTCGGGTCAAATCCCGATGCGGGCCAAGGGCGCCGCGGCGACCTATGCCGCCACGGTCCTGCCGAACATTCACACGATGCTCAAGATCAGCGGGTTTGACGCGACCCTGGCCTCCGGCGCCTATACCTACACCCCGACCCCGGACTCCTCGACCTACGCGAGTGCGACGATGGAGTATTACAAGCGGGGCGAGAAGTGGTCGGCCCGCGGCGTCTTGGCCGACTGGTCGATGGCGGCGAGCAGCCCGGGGGCGCCGATCCACACATTCGACATTCGCGGCATCGGGGATGTGGCCGTAACGGACGCGGCCATGGTCGCGCCGACCTATCCGACGCTGTCCACGCTCGAGCCATTGGCGGCCGGCATCACGACGGCAATCGGGACCTACGCGTCGCCCATCATCCGGTCCTGTTCGTTCAAGATGAACCGGAACATCGACAATCCGCGGATCAACCTCAACGCGGCGGACATTCATGAAGGATTCGTCCCGAACGGCTATGATCCCGAACTCCGGCTCGTCATCGAATCAACGGCGCTCGTCTACCCGACGGCGGCCGGCGGATTCGACCCCTACAAGATGCGGCTGAATGCCGAAGTCAACGCCGTGGCAGTTACGATCGGGGCCACGCAATTCAACCGGTACACGATCGCGCTGCCGCAGGCGCAGCTGGTCGATTACAACCTGCAGAACGATGGGCCGGTCGGGACGGTCGAACTCGTGTTCAAGAGTTACAACTCGACGCCCGTGATTCAGAACGATGCGGTTACGGTGACGTTCAACTAAAGGGCTGGATGATGAGCCGAATGGCGTGGGCCGTGACGCTCGGCGGGATTCGATACCAAGGTCGGCCGATCTCGGCCGAAGCCGTCCGGAGATTCCAGCGGGAAATCGCTGCCGCCGGCGACATGGTCGCGGCACAGACCGCCGCGATTCAGCGGGTTCTCCGGATGGCATTCCCGCTGACCTGGGGCGTCTTTTGGCGCGGCGATCCGGTCCGGAAGATCCTTGCGCTCCCGGACGAGGAACGGGGCGCCCTGTTGCTGGATTTTTTCGACTCCCTCCGGTCCAAGCCGAGCCGGCCCGGGAGCCCGACGACTGGGATCGGCTCGAGGCCGCCAATCGCGACCCGGTAGCCGGAGAAGGGCCGGCCTTTTCGTTAGATGTCGTCTGCCGCATGACGGAGCTAACGATTGGACCCGACTGGTACTTTAATCCGGCCCGCTGGCCGACGATTGACGGTTACGCCTCCTACGATGCGGTATGGGATGGGTGGCGGACGATGATGCAGGCCCGGGCGCTCGAACGGCTGAATATTGTTCGCGCCCATGCGACGTTGCAGGCTGGTGCGCAAGCCCAGGTCCTTATCGAGTCAGACGTGAAAGAGGCGACGGGTGGCGGATAGTCCGAAGGTTTCGGTCGTCCTTGAACTGCTCGACCGTCTAACCGGCCCGATCAATGGGATCGAGGGCCGAATGCGGTCCTTCAGCGACACGATCGCGGGGATCGGGAAAGCGATTGCAGCGACCTTCGGGGCCATCGCCATCGGCAAATTCGCGATAGATTCCGTTCAAGCCTTCCTCGACTCGGAGGAGTCGATCGACCGACTCCAAACCGCGCTCGGCCATCTCGGGATAGCCTATGATAAGGTCGGGCCGCATCTCGATGACGTTTTCAAAAAGATTCAGGAGACGACCCGATTTACCGATGAGGATGCCCGCGAGGCGCTGACCAACCTCATCACGATGACGGGCAACTATAGTCAGAGCGTCAAGGACCTTGGTCTCGTTGCGGACGTCGCCCAATTCAAACATACGACGATGGCGGCCGCAGCCGAAACCGTCGGCAAGGTCCATCAAGGCCAGCTCAAGGTCCTGAAAGAGTTCGGGATTAACGCGCTCGGGGCGGCGGATGGGATCGACAAACTCCGGTCGGTGACCCAGGATTATGCCGAGAACGCCGGACGGACGATCGGTGGTCGGTTATCGGAAATCAAGAACCAATGGGATGAGGTGAAGGAAGCGGTCGGGAAGGCCCTGGTCGGCCAAGGGTCGATGAACGAGGCCGCCAAAGATTTCGCGACGACCCTCGCCAGGCTTGCGACCTGGGTGGATAACCATAGCGAGGTGATCACCGCGATTGCTAACCTCGCCACGGGCACCGCTCGGGCGGCGGGCAATCTCATCGGCATGGCGATCGAAGGATGGCAACGGATCGGGGAACGCCTCGGGCTGATCCAGGTGGAAGGGACCAAGGTCATCACGCGGGAGGAAACGGAACGGAGCCGGGCCGTCAAAGCCGAGGCCGAGGCGAGGGGAAAAGACCAAGCGAAGGCGACGAAGCAGCAGGTTGACGATGAACTGGCCGCCCGCAAGAAGGCCCACGAGAACCTTCATGACCTCGAGAAACTGGCCCTACGGACTTCCTTGGAACTCGTCTCGGCGCAGCAGAAGGAATACGAGGCGCTGACCGCAACCTTTCAGGAGAAAATGCAGGGCATGAATGCCGCCGACCGGGCAAAGTCGGAGGCGTTGTTGAAGGATGCTCACGCCAACCTGCTCCTCAAATGGTCGGGCGTCTATAACGAAATCATCCCGGTCGTGCATCAAGGGCAGATCGCTATTCAGGGGTCCTTCATGGACACCAAGGCCCCGATTAAGGACTTGTCGGAGGAAATCGACCGGCACATTAAGAAAATCGACGCGGACACCGAGGCGAAGGAACGACTCCGGACGAAAGTCATGGACCTTGGTCAAGCGTTCAAGGATCAGGCGCGACGGTTAGGGGAGTTGGCGCAAAATCTCGCCCCCGTCTTCGGGGACGAGTTGAATCAAAAAATCCTGGACATCGTCACCAGCATCAGTGATATCGGTGACGCGCTGACGCAAATCGGGACGGGGGATGTGCTCGGCGGCGCCACCAAAGGCATCGGGGCGCTCGTGGCGCTCGGAAAGACCATTTTCGGCGGGTCGGGTGAACTTCAACGGCAGTTCGAGAAGAATACCCGGCGCCTCGAGGAACTCCGGACGACGATGGGCGACCTGATCGACGCCCAATCGCCCGGGCGAGCCGTCGGGGCCATTGCCGGGTTGGAGCCATTCCAGGATAAAGGATTCATGGATTCTGCGATGAAAGGTCGCGGATTCGTCTCCAGCGGCGACCTGGCGAAGTTTCTGACATCACATGGCTCGTCCCTCGCGGAGTTTACCCAACTCGCAAGCGATTTCGGCATTGACCTCAAACCGGATAAGAACGGGAAATACAATCTCGCCGCGGTTCTTGCCGTCATTAGCGCCGCGCGAACCGCGGATACTGGTTTCAAGGAGACGTTCAAAGGGCAAAAAGAAGCCATCAAAACGGGCGTCGATCTCGGTGCGATTGCCGACGAGACGACGGCAGCGGTCGGCCTGGTGACGGATTCAAAATATGGATCTCCCGCGATCCGGAAGGCGCTCGAGGGCCTGAATCTCGGTACGCCAACAGGGGCAACCGAAGCGATTGGGCGACTGCGACAGTTATTCACCGATACCGCCGCCGGCAAACTCACGCCAGCCGATTTCGGGGGAATGTCGGAACGCGAGTTTCTCGACTCCCTCGGATGGATTATCAACCTATTGGCGCCGGTCGCGGCCGGTGGACCCGTCATCTCGGGACCATCGACCGGCGGAACCGGCGGGACGGTGAGTGCGTCGAGCGGATCGTCGTCGGCTGGCAATGGTGGCGGCGGGGTCGCGGAAACTGGATCACCAACGGCGGCCGGACCGAGCGTAGATTTTTCCGTCGGGAGCTCGGCCGGAACTGATTGGGCCTCGATGTTCAATGTCTGGGCGGCAATCGGGGCTGATACAACCAAGATGGTCGCAACGCTCACGGAAATTGATATGTTGCTGACCCGGGCCTCCGCCGCAGGACCGATCACCATCGAACAGACCTATAACCTGACCGGGACCGGCTTGTCAGCCGATGACGTGAAGCAGGCAACTGATGACGCCAACAAGCGGCTCATCGACGAACTCCTGGCTGCCCGATATCAGGACGCGAAAATCCTTACGGGATCGGCGGTACGGTTATGACGACGGTCCTCATCGACGGGACGGATCTCGGGGCCACGTTCGGCTGGTATGTGGATACCGCGCCCCAATGGCTCGACAGCACGGTCCGCCAAGTGCAGACGACGCCGATCCTCAATCGGTTCGGCCTGGCGCCGACCGGGTACATCTTCGGCCCGCGGGAACTTCAGCTAACGGGCACGATGCGCGGCACCTCGCTCCAGGCGCTCCGGGACACCGAGCACCAGATCCGGGACCTGCTCGCATCGAACGTCCTAACCATTCAGGTCAATGATGGGTCCACGCCGGCGCGGGCGGTCAAGGGATCGCTTCGGACCCTGGCGATTGCGCCGCTTGTCCCATCCCTGAGCGGGTTGGCCGTTCGGATCACGGCCTCATTCATCTGTTATGACTCGACCTGGCAAGCGGTCGAACCGACGATCCGGCATCTGACCGCCGTCGATACCCGATACGACCTAGCGACCGGCACCGCCCCCTCGACGCCCTTCATCGAAATCATGGGGGCGGCGACGAATCCGAAGCTCAAATATCGGGATGCGGCCGGCCAGATTCAGGCGGAACTCGACTTTACGATCACGCTGGCGGCAAATACCGATACCCTGATCGTCGATTGCGGGAAGGGCCGGGTCTACGCCTATCAGTCCTCCGTGTATGGGCCGAACCTGGCGACCATTACGGTCGGCCAAGATGCCTTCCCCTTCGCGATCGAACCAGCGGACGGCAACTATACGCTCGGGATCGCCCCGACAATCGAGATTACCGCTGGGACGGGTCGGGTCATCTACTTTAAGCGGTGGGTCTAAATGCCAGATCTCTATCGCGCCATCGGACTGCCCGGGATCTATCGGGCGGGCCTCGCGCCCTATCCTCGGGCGACGATTGCCTGGCGAGCCCGCGACCTCGAGAACTGGCTCTATGGCGCCGACAATATGCAGGCCCTGACGGGGCAGTACGTCACGAGCCACCGGGCCGCGACGGGCACCGCGTCGGATAGTTACGGCGTCAGCCTCACGGTCAACAATGATCGCTCCCGCTGGCATATCAGCAGCGGGCTTGTGACCTATCGGTGCGGGACGTCCGACTATCTCAACGTCGGGGCGGGGACGGCTGGGGTGGCCGTCGATTTCTATTATCGACCGCAAGCCTATTCCGGCGTCCTCGACTTTATCGAGCAGGGACCGACGGCGAGTTCCGGGGCGTTCTACATCGGCAACTCGGGCCAAACCGGGGCGCGGTTGGCGATCGACGTCAGCGGCGGGGCCTACCGCATTTTCCACCATAACGGGACCTCGAGCGTGACGGCAACGATGGCGACGGCCCCGACGGCCGGCCAGCGCTGTCAACTCCGATGGTGGCTCTATAGCGATGGCAAAGTCCAGATCTGGCAGTCCATCAACGGGGCGGCGGAAACCACGCCGGGCGCGTCGGCAACGCTGGCGCTCGCCACGGATTGGGCGACGACGACGCTCGTGTCGATCAATGCGCTCGGCACCGGGAGCAACGGGGCCCGAGATTGGATCGGTCTGGCGATGATGCGGGGGAACCAAACCCAAGCGGCGCTCCTCCAGCCGTTGAGTTACTGATATGGCCTATTATGCGATCACGCAAATCCACCTCACGTCGGACTGGTCGGTCAACAATCCGACGGTCTATAGCGTGGTCCCGATCATCCGATGGGAAATCAGCGATCGGATTGACAACTATACGTTCTGGTCCTCGCTCACGATCCAGGTGGCCATGTCGTGGGACTACTATGCGGACCTGGTAGTGGGCCGGGTCCTCAAGGCGTTCTTTGAGAGCGGCGCGCTCTTCCAAGAGTTCCGGATCACCGAACGGACCGAAGATGTTGGGTCGGGCCTGGCGACCTATACGGCCCAATGCGTCCTCCAGGATTTGGTCGAAAAGGACGCTATTTTGACGACGGTTGCCGGCAACCGGTCGGCGTTTTCGGTTGCCTCGAACGGCTATCTAACCTCGGGCGAGACGTTAACCGATCTCGTGATTCCGTCGCTCCCGAGCTACTGGTCCGGCAAACTAGGCTCGGACGAAACCGCCCGCTATTATCAGAGCACGTTTGCGACGGCAACGCCCTTAGCGGCGATCAACCAACACGCCGCCGCGCTCGAGTCGCTGACCGGGACGCGATACGAACTACTGCCGGCAATAGGGGGCCTCGCCGCGCAGTTCCGACCCCCGTCCGCCTGGGGCGGGTACGTCTTCGATCTCCGGACGAAACGGCAACTCGGGAATCTGCGCCGAACCCAACGACGGAACGATCAGACGACGCGGGTCGCCTTTTCGACCGCCAATGCCTTGCGGCGGCCGACCTATGAAGTCTCGGCCGTCTCCGCGAATACCTATATCGAGGTCAAGGGCATCGACGGCTACGGGAATGGGCCGGCGCGGGAAGACGACCAGTTCAATACGTTCTACTGGTTCGAGGAAGACGTCAATACGTCGCATCAAATCACCGATACGGTCAAGGTTAGCGCGACCGTGACGCGCCTCCTGATGGCGAGCACCACGACGATTAGCGTCGGGGAACGCGGCTATCTGGCGGTCAATAGCGGCGGGGACGACTGGTCCTATGTCGATAGTCCGGCCCTGCAAACGACCTGGGGCAAACGGTTAGGCGTCCTCGTGGGCGGGGACGGCTACACGAACTATATCCGGAACGGCGACCTCGCCCATTGGACGGCCGGCGTTCTGGATACATGGACGACGACCCTGGCCGGAACCGGAACGGTGACGCAAACAAGCACGAAGGGGTTTCGGGGTCCTGCCGGCTATTCCGCGAAGGTAAATGCTGGCAATACGTCGGCCGCGATTACGACGCCCGCATTCACGGTGTATTGCCGGACGGCGGAAATCTATACGTTCTCCGTCTATATTGACGTCACGGCTCTCGGGAATCCAGCGCCCGTCGCGACGACGTTCGTGCAGTTTCTTGTGGATGGCGCCCAGGTCTATAAAAGTGATTCGCTCAACCAGGCGTGGACTCTCGGCTGGCAACGGTTTGATTTTTCCGGCTCCGTGGCGGCTGGCAGTCGCACCTTCCAAATCAAACTCCAAGCCGGAGGGACCAGCGCACCGACGCCAGAGTTCTATGTCGCGTGGGCGCAAGTGACGCTCGGGTCATCCGGATCGCCCGCCTTTCGGGTCGGGTCGTCCGCCGCCGCGAACGTCCAGATCGGGAATACCCACATGGACACGAACGGGGCGCCGGTGGATACGTTCGATATTGATATGGTCGATTTGCGAGCGCTCGCCTACGTGCCCGATAATACGCTGGTGACGGATACGCCAGCCGTCGAATGCGGAATGTACGGCTATCTGACTGACCATACCCTCGGGGTCACGCGGACGCCCGTTCGGTGCGTCCAAGTCGTCCGCTCGAGCGACCGAATTGCGAATCCGCGGGTCACGCTTTCGACCCTGCCCCGTCGTCTCACGACGATCCTTGCCGGGAGTTAGCAGCATGCCCCCGCCGATTTCCGCCCATTGCACCTATGAGGAGGCAACCAGTTCCCCGACGGCAATCCGGCGTGGGATCGACAATACGCCTAGTCCGGATGAACTCGCCAATATGCGCCTCGTCGCGGCCGAGTGCTTCGAGCCGGCCCGAACCGCCTGCGGGCCCCTCCGGATTACGAGCTTCTATCGGTCGCCGGCGCTCAACCGGGCGATCGGCGGGTCGCCGACCTCGGATCACGTCAACGGCCGGGCGATTGACATGGAAGGGATGAAGGTCAGCAACGCCGATCTCTTCCTCTGGTGTCGCCATCATCTCGACTTCGATCAACTGATCTGGGAGTTTGGCGACGACGCTAACCCGGCCTGGGTTCACGTCGGCTACCGGTCCAAGCCGACCAACAGGCACCAAACGATCAGGGCAGTTCGGACGGCGACGGGGACTGAGTATCTTCCCTATACCCCTCCCGCTGGGTGAGCCGATGGAGCCGACGCCCGCCCCCGTCCCGACCGCCAGCCTGACCCCAAGTCAGGAAGCCCGGCGCTTGTCCGAGGACGAGGTACGGCTCATGTCGGAACTCGATACCGTCCGAGCCAAGGCGGCCGAAACCCAGGCCCGGATTGACGGGGCGAAATACGGCTCCCCACTCCGGGGCGGGGCGAGCCGGATGATTGAGGACTCGGCGTTCTTCCTTGGCCTCCTGCTGATTGCTAGCCGGGCGACGGTCGAGATGGGCCAAGAGATCGGCTATTGGCCGATGCCGGCCGATCATCATAGCGCATGGGCGACCCTCCTAGAGTTCTTGCGGGCCTCGCTCCTCGTGGCCCCCAAGACGTTGGGCCGGGCGACGGCCGGCGGCGTCTGGGGCGCCATTGGGTCAGGGGTCGGGAAGATGGTCGGACGTGGCGGGAAACCTTCGACGGAGGAATCGGACAAATGAAAGACCTGTTGACGATGTTGCTGCCCGTGATCGTCGCGGCGCTGACGAACCTGATCTACGAGTATTTCCAGAAGGCGGTGGCCCTGCTCCAGAAGCTCCCGGCGCCCGTGACCCGGATTCTGGTCGGCGTCTTGAGCTATGGGCTGACGGTCGCGACCGTGAAACTCGGCGTCGTGCTCTCGGTCGCTGATCCGACGATGTTGAGCCAGGCCGATATGGCGGCGCTCGCCAGTGCCGGGTTGAGCTACGTCTTCCATCTGGGCGACCAGACGAAGAAACTCCAGCCGCCCGCGAACGGGTAAGGACCGATGACTCCGGGGTCGGATGGGGCCAACCATCGGGTGAAGACGGTTAGCGGCGAGGAGATCGAAGTCCTCACCGTCACCGACCTGCAACTGATGTTGGGGCGGCAGGCGCAGACACTGCTGCGGTGGATTCTCGGCACGGGGCTCGGGCTCGCCATCGCGGCCACGTTGCTATACGCGAAAATGGAGAATCGCCTCTCGGGCGTCGAGCACCGGAATGCGACCGATTCAACGCTGATCTCAGACCTTAAATTGAACGGCAGCGATCAAGTTCGGAACTTGTCGCATGACCTCGGCAGCCTGGCCGGAGAGATTGCCGACCTGAAGACGGCAATTCGGGAGCTTCAAGCGCAACTGGTCGATCATGACAAATGGGTGAAACGGCGAGGCGGGTCATGACGACGACGTTAGGTACCTATCGGGTGCGCTGGCATCCGGGCGAGGGCTGGGACCCTTGGCCAATCCGCGTCGTCGAGATGACGGGCTGGTGGCCCTCGATCAACCGAACTTTGCACGACGACCGCATCGACCGAAAGGCAGGCCAGCCGCCGATCAACGCGCCGACCTTGCGGCACGAAGGAACGCATATCTATCAGGTCCGTATGTTCGGCGTGTTCTACCTGCCGCTGTATGTCTTGTGTTTCGGCTGGATCTGGATGGAGAAGCAAGCGCACGCGAAGGAACAGCCGACCGTGCGCGACTTCGCCGGGGCGGCCTACCCCCAATTCGAGGAAAATGTATGAGTCTGATCGCGCAGGTCAAAGTGTTCGTGGTCGCCCCGGCGGATATCCCGCCGCCGACCGATACCGTCATCGACACCATCGTGACGCCGGCGGGCCCGGTCAATCTGTCGCCCGGTGGGTCCATCCATCTGTTCGTCGATGTGCTGACGGGCCTCGGCCGGAGGGCGGCCAAAAGTCTGCCGGTGGCGTTTGTGTCGGGTCTGCCGACGGGCTTGAGCGTATCGCCCTGGCGGCAGCAGGATGGCCATCCGACGCTCGCGGCCAACGAGATTCTGCTCGAACTCCCGGCCAACTTGCCGGTGAATACGGTCTTCACCCTGAACGTGCAGGGGGCGTGATGCGAGCGCTTCTTCTCGCCGTCGTCCTCGCGCTCAACAGTCTCGGGCTGGCGGCCCAGCAGCCGAGTCCCGACTCGCTCGCCAAAGCCGTGGTCAAAATCGATTCGGCGCGGACGCGGACGAGCTCGACGCTCATCAAGCGGTGGCTCGCCGAAGCGCGGGCGCTGGTGACGTTCCGGACGATCCCGCCTCCAGCTCCGACGCCACCGCCTCCACCAGCGCCGCCTCCCCCTCCCGCGCCCCCGCCCGCGACCGGATCGATGTATCTCAACGCGGCCGAAGCGGGATGCGGAACCGATCCCGCCACCCTCCTCTGCGATGATTTCGAGTCGGGGAGTTGGTATAGCAAGGATTGCGATGCGGCGAACGCCTCGGGCGGCCTCCTGCAAACGCATGGCTGGTGCGGGACGATTTATGCCAATCCCATTACCCCAGCCGGCGCGGCCGTCTGTGGCGGAAAAGGCTTCCGGTCGAACTGTGCGGCGACCTCGGGGCTCCATCAGGGTGTCGGCGGCCGAAACATGGCCGAGCATGGGTTCAGTCGGACCGGACTGACCGAAGCCTATTTCCGCCTCTACTTCCAGCCGCAAGCCGATTATGACGGCGGCCATGAGAAGATGTTCGACTTCACGCGCGGCGTCGGCACCGGGCAGATGGTCGCCCTCTGCTACAACTATTTCGGCAACGAGTCGATCGTTTGTCTGCCGTACCTCCATCAGGATTTGCCGAGCGGAGCCAGCGCCTGGATGGGTAGTAACCTCGCGCCGGACCTCACGCTCGTGCCGACCCATTGGTACTTCATCGAAATGCACGTCCGGCTCAACACTCCGGGCGCGGCGGATGGCCTCTTCGAGTTCTGGCTGGATGACTGCGCGGCGGATGGGCTGGCCTGTCCCAGCATCCCGACCCTCCGGGGCCGACATACCACGGTGCTCTATCGATCCGCGGCCGAGGCATCGGTCACGCTCGGCGGCATCTGGATCGAGAACTGGGCCAACGCCGCGAGCGTAGGCACGATGTACTACGACAATGTGCGGGCGTCGACGGCCCCCATTGGACCGGTTCGGTAGACCATGGCGATCGCCCGGGTAGCCCTTGGGACGTTCGGCAATTCGGCCGGCGCCGGCACCGCGGTCGTGACGGCGGGGGCGGCGGTGTCGGTCGGCGACCTCCTGACCCTCTGGGTCGAGTGGGGCGCCGGCGCCAATACGATCTCCACGGTAACGGATGACCTGGGCAATACCTGGACGACCACCCGCGCCAAAGACGCCGGCGTCGACCAGGACCAGCAATGGTTTCAATGCACGGTGACGACCGGTGGCACCCCGACGGTCATCGTGACGTTCTCGACCTCGGTGAACTGGCGCGGGCTCTTGCTCGACAAATGGACCGGATGGACGGTGCCGGCTGGCGTCCTCGATACCTCCAACTATGCCCGGACGGCCACGACGACGACGCCAAGCGTCTCCGTGACGACGACGACGGCCAGTCTGCTTCTATGTGTCGTCACGGGCCATGGCGGGGTCCATACGCCAGGGACGGGATTCACCGCCGGCGGCGATGATACGATCGGCGGGACCATGGAATGGTTGGAGCAAAGCAGCGCCGGGGCGCGGACCTGTGATTGGTCCTGCGACAGTTCCAACGGATGGGATATCAGTGCAGTGGCTTTTCGGGTCGCGCCGCTCCAATCGGCGCTGGCTACGATGAAGGGCGAAATCCCCTGGGCGCTCGCGACCGACGCGGCCTATTGGTAAAGGAGAAGCATCATGACCGAGAAAACTGTCGTCATCCTGAATGAGGGCACCGGCTACGTCGCGGGCACCGCCGATTCGCTCGAGGAGGCCGTGGCGAAGGCGTCGGTGCTCGTCGCGGCCGAACGGGCCGGCTTCCTGCTCTTCGTGGCCGTCAAGCGGATCGCGCCCCAGCCGGTGGTGATCGAAGCCACCGATCTCCAGGACGTGGCGCCGGCCGCGAATCCGGCCGTGAAAGCGATTGGCTAGCCCATGCAAGCTCTGACCGCGACCACGCACAAGGTCCAACTCATTACGTCCTCGACGGCGGACATCGTCGTCGATGTGTCCTCGACCGATGTTGACAATACGACCCCGTCAGCCCAGGTCGCCACGCTGGTGTCGGAACAGGCCGTAATCACGACGGCCACGACGACCGACATTGTCGCGGCCCCGGCGGCGAATCATTTCAAGAACATCAAGCACATCAGCATCCGGAACCGGCACGCCAGCGCATCGAACGACGTGACGGTCCAACGGAATATTTCGGCTACGCTCTACGAATGGCAGAAGGTCACGCTCCTCGCGGGCGAGGAGTTCGTCTGCCGGGAAGGGGTCTGGTTCCACTACACGGCGGGCGGCGCGGTCTACTCGGGCAGCGCTGGGCCGGTCGATGTCCAGGTCTTCACGGCGACCGGCGCGAACACCTGGACCAAACCGACGGCGTTTACGCCGAAGGCCGTGCTCGTTCGGCTCTGGGGCGCCGGCGGCGGTGGGGGGGGCGGGGCGTCGTTGGCGACAGCAGTAGTCGCGAAGGGCGGCGCGGGGGGCGGCGGGGGCGCGTTCGCCCGCGAGACGTTCGTCGCGGCCGATCTCGGTTCGACCGTCACGGTCACGGTCGGCGCCGGTGGGGCCGCGGGCGCGGCGAGCGTGGCCGGTGCCGCGGGCGGTGACGGCGGCATTGGCGCGAACACGTCCTTCGGGACGATTCTGGTCGCCTACGGCGGCGGCGGGGGCCGCGGCGGCGCGATTTCAGCCGCCGCGTCGGGCGGAGGCGGAGGCGGGGGAACGGCGAGCGCCGGGGCCGTTGGCACGACGTCCGGCGGGGTCCCCGGTGGTCCCTATCCGCATGCGATCGCGACCGGCACCCAGATGTCGAGCGGGGGCGAAGGCGGCGTGGGCACGGTCGCCGTTCCCACCACCAACCAGAACTGCGCCGAGTTCGGGGGCGCGGGCGGCGGCGGCAGTGCCTCCACACCAGTCGCGGCCTCGATCGGGGCTAGTTCGGTCTATGGTGGCGGCGGTGGTGGATCGGGCGGCGGCCACAATGCCACGCCGGCGATTATCGCGGGTGGCGCGGGCGGGGCCTCCGATTCCTATACGGTCGGCGGCGGTGGTGCGGTCGGGACGGATGGCGCCTCGCCAACGGCTGGATCGGCCGGTGCAGCGGGCGACTCGACCAAGGGCGGCGCGGGTGGTGGTGGTGGTGGTACGACGGTCACGGCCTCGACGAACGGTGCGGCCGGCGGCGCGGGTGGTCGTGGCGGCGGTGGCGGCGGTGGCGGTGGAGTCGGGATGAACCCCGGCACGGGTGGCGCGGGCGGCCTCGGTGGCGCCGGCTATGCCGTCGTGATCAGCTGGTAACGTAGGCGGACCCCATGGCCTTCTCGGGCAAGCGACTCGTCGATCCGGAGTTCTCGTCTGGCGGCCTCATCGCCACCGAGCACGGCCAGCTTGCCCAGATCGATGACGATTGGGAATCGGCGGTAGGGGTCAGCGGCAACCTTACCGGTAAATCCAGTAGCTACGCCGAAACAATCGCCCTGGCGACGGGCCGCGGGGCGCTCCTCAGCACGACGGCAGGGGCCGCTCGAGGAACCAGCGGTATCGTCGGCCTGGCGCCGATTACGGGAACCGGAACAGGATCGGGCCGCGGGATGGCCCTGGTCTCCGGCATCAGTGCGATCACGGTCGGCGCCGGGTCGGGAGCCGCCCGAGCTGTCGCGGTACTGACCGGAATCGGGGCCATCCCGGCGACGGGGTCGGCTACCGCCCGCGCCGTCGGAATGGCAACCGGCCTCGGGGCACTTAGCGCCACCACCGCCGGCGCGGCTCGGGGCACGGCGGCCCTCACGGGATTGGGGGCGTTGGCCTCGACCACGGCCGGCGCGAGCGAAGCCGCCGCCGTCGTCTCCGGCGTCTCGACCGGGAATCTCTCCCCCATCGCGACCGGGACCGCTCGAGGGGTCGGGCTCCTGACCGGATTGGGCGCGCTCGGCGCCACCGGAACGGGCGGAAGTCGGGCGGTAGCGGTCCTCACTGGTATTGGGGCGCTCGGGGCGACCGGATCGGCGACCGGCCGGGCCGTCAGCAGCATCCAGGTCGCCGGGACCACCACCGTCTTCGGCGGGACGACAGCCGGCCGGGCGAGATCGGTCGCCCTCCTGACCGGTATCGGCTCCCTGACGACCACGACGGCGGGTCGGGGCGTCGGCCGGATAGTATTCACCGGCACCGGGGCGCTCGTCGCCGCCACGTTCGGCATCAATCGGGCAGTCGGGACGCTGATCGGCACGGGCGCGGTTGGGGCGACGTCGTCCGGTCGCGCCGCTGGCGTCCTGAGTTTGGTCCCGTCGGTCGCGATCATCATTATCCGCGACGGCACACTAACGACGGGCGGCCTTGCCGTGGCAAGTTGGACGGGACCCGGTCTTGCGGCGCCGACCGGAACGATCGCGGGCGCGCCCGCGGCGATCCTGGCGATCCCGGCGGATCTGGACAGCGACCTCGAGATTGCCGCGGCGCCCGGTGGCGTCTTGGTGGCGGCGAGTTAACCCTTCGGAGGTAGGACGATGACCGACTTTCGGCAAACCATCACGTCGCCCGTCGTCTGCGAGAAAACGACCTGTCAGTTGACCCAGCAGCTGACCGATGAATCCGATGTCAACATCACGAGCGCCCAGGTCTCCGCCCTGACGCTGACGCTCTATGACAAGAAAACCGGCGCCGTCCTCAACAGTCGGTCCGCCCAGTCGATCCTCAATACGAACGGCGGCACCTTGTCGAGCGGCGGGCTCCTGACCTTGGTGCTGGCGATCGCAGATAACGCGCTCAACGCGCAGGCCGCCGCGAGCGAGCAACACGTTGCCTTGATCGAATACACCTGGGCCAGCGGCCTCAAGGCCGGCAAAAAGGAAATTACCTTTACCGTCGTCAACCAAGCGAAAGTGAGCTAGCCATGAAAGCGAACAGCTGGGAAGTCGATCTGCTCAAGCATTACTTCCAGAATGCCGACGTGGCGAACGTCGGGGACGCGACCGGGATTCGGGGCTCGACGACGGCCGGGAGCCTCTACCTGTCCCTCCATACGGCCTATCCCGGAGAGGCGGGGTCGCAAACGACAAGCGAGGCGGCCTACACGAGCTACGCCCGCAAAGCCGTCGCCCGGAACGGCACGGAATGGACGCAATCGACGAACCAAATCACCAACGCCAACGCGCAGAGTTTTGTCGCGGCGACCGGGGGCAACGAAACGGAATACTTCCTCGGAATCGGGCGGTCCTCAAGCGGCGCCGGGACCTTGGACTACATCTGTCCGCTCGGGACGCTACTCGGGGAGGGTACGGCAACCGTCGCGGATACCATCACGATTCCCGGGCTGTCCGGCCTGTCCGTCGATGACCGTATTGCCTTCTTCGCCCTGGTCACGGATGCTCTGCCGGCTGGGATCACGGCCGGGACGGTCTACTGGACGAAAACCGTCTCAAGCAACGATATCACGATTTCGACTACGCAGGGCGGCGCGGCCCTGGATATCACGGCGGCCGGCGGCGTCATCGCCTACAAGATGACGGGGCTGGCCGTCAGCAACGGCATTACGCCGCAGGTCGGCGCGGGGGCGTTGATCGTTAAGGAGGAGTAAATGTCATCGGCCGGCTGGTTCTGCGCCGGGGCTGCGGTGGCCGGCCTCGGCCTGGGCCTCTGGTATCGGTCGGCCCGAACCCATTGGCTCCGGCGGGTCGTCGCCGTCGAAGCGGCGGCGGCGGCCGCCCAGGCGGCCCATGCCGCGGATTCCGCCGCCCTCGACGCCCGGCAGGCGGAAGCGGCCCGGCTCCGTTCCGAGGCCGATAGTATCGCCCAGCAGGCGCGCCACGCCGTCGAACGGGCGGGGCAGGCGTCCAATGCCGCCCACCGGCTGACCGTCGCCCTGGCGGCCGCGCAGACGGCAGGGGATAGCGTTCCGTTGCTCCTTGCGCGGGATTCGGCCCGGGTGGCGACCATTGCCGGCCTCGAGGCGTCCGGCGCCGGCTGGCGGGTCGCCTTCGAGCGGGAACGGGAACGGGCCGGGGCCCTGGATTCGGCCTTGGTCGTCGCCCGGCAGGATGCGGGCCGTCTGGCCGGGGTCAACGCCGACCTCCGCCGGCAACTGGCGGCACTCGTCCCGCTGCCGCCCAAAACGATCTTGGGCCTCCCGATTCCGGGCCGGCTCACCTTCTTGGTCGTCGGGGCCGTCGCCGGCGCTCTGATCGTCCGCTAAATCCTACCGCCCGGGCTACCCTCCCGGGAATCGCCCTCCCCATCGCCCCGCAGTCCCCGCGCCACCGCTCCCGGCGGCCGGTTCGGGCTCGGCACCGCCCTCGTCACAACCGTGCCCGCGTCCCACTCCCGTTCCCGCTGGATGGCCCACCAGGCTTCGAGGACGCGGGCGGCGTGCTCCCGATAGAGCGTCCCGACGATCTGACATCCGCCACGGGAAACCCAGGCGTATCGGTGCGGCTCGGTCATCGGCGCCCCCGACGATCCTTCGCATCGAAGATGATGCCAGCAATGCCGAGGACGAGGAGTCCGCCACCGACAAAGACGAGGAATAGGATGCTATTCCCGCTCATCGGCCCCTCCGGAACGTCCAGGCGAAAGGGGGTTGATTGATCTCGAGCCGGTCGCCGGCCCGTCGCAACATGACGGGCGACGGCAGCGCGGTGGAGACAAGGCCGGTCCATTGGATCATGACGTATTCCGGATCCGTGGTGGCGACCCCGCGGGTTTCGATGATGACGGAGAATGCCGCGCTCCCGATCTGTTCCCGGAGTATGGCCGTGGTCCCGTCGATCGTGAGTTCCGCCGCGATCGTTGGCGTCATGGCCCGGTTGGCCGAGACCGCCGACTCGAGGAGCCATCGCCCGGTCGGGTCGGGCTCGCTGGGACCGGTGGCGCAACCAGCGAGGGCGAGGAGGAGGGCGAGGCGTTTCATACGGTCCGTCCTTTCGGGCGTCGGGGTTTCGGGCGACCCTTGCCGGCTCGGCCTCCCTTGGCGGCGAGCGCCCGGCGTTGGGCGGGGGTCAGTTTCGCGGCGGCGAGTTTGCCGAGCGCGACAGCGGCGGGGTTCTTCATGGCAAGGAATCTAAGTAGTACCGCTAGTATCCGCCTAGACGAACAGACCCCGAATTGTCGAAGATGTTGAAAGGCTTGATGTTAGATATGCCGCCCCTATCGCCCGACTGGGAAGGGCGGCGTGGGTCCGGGGTCCAAGGGGGCAGGTGGCTCAGGTTCGACAAGGGATCGGTTCGCTGGCCGGCGGCGCGGCGCAGTCCCCGTGATCTGTTGTCGTTCGGGTTTGGGAAGTCCTGATCGTTACTCCCCAGCCGGTAGGGGACAAGGCCATGTCGGGACCAGGTCGCAGGGTGGGCGTTGCCTGGATTTGGGAAGTTGGGCCTTGCGCTTGCCGGCCCCCGTTGGAATATTTCAGACGTCTGCCCGACGCCTGTTCTCGGTAACGGGGTCCAAAACCGAGCGAACCCTCCGGTCCTTTCGCCGGGGGGTTTTGTATGTTAGCCCATCAGGACGGAATCGCCAAGCACCCGGCTGATGACGGTCACTCGGTTTCCTTCACCCGGACCGGCACGCCGGCATCACTAAACCCTCGAGCAACTCTGGTAGCCCAATAGGGATGTTCCTTGGGGTCTTTGCCTTTGGCGCGGAGATAGGCTAGATACCCCCGGATGGCTTCGCGGGCCGCCGGCAGATCGTCTTTGGAGACCGACCGATCCCTGATCATAGGGGTTCCATCCGATAGGCAAAGAGGCCTCCCGCGACCCGTTGCCGGGTAATCGTTGCGGAACCGTACTTCGGTTTACGAAGGTCGCGCAACCGGGCGGAGACGGAGGCCGCGGTGCCCCCACAGTGGTTCACCAGATAGTCGAGCGTATGCCATTCCCCGTCCCGCATCACCTGACGGACCCGAGCGAGTTGCCCCGACAACCGAACATGATCCTCGGCCGGCTCATACGTCACCCCATCAACCGCCCGATCGGCCGGCGGATGGAACAACGGGAGGGCTTCGGTGCCGACGGGTTTCACCCCTCACCCCGCATGGCGTCGAGGGCTTGGCGAACGGTCTTGTTATGCATCACGACCTCCGCCGAAATATCCGACCAGACGTGCTCCGACCAGTTCGCCTGAAGCCAATCCAGTTCGCTTGGTATCCGCCTCGGCGCGTTCGGCCCGCTCCCGCAAGTGGATTCGTTCGAGACGGGACGACTCATAGTAGGCGTACCAATCGTCGCGGTCCTTGGTCATCAAGTCGAGTGCTACCCGTAACTGCCGCTCGTCGCTCATTTCCTCACCTCCGTGGCCTGGCGCTCAACTCGCTTTCCTTCTTTTTGACATCGAAGCCACAACGACCTTCGATAACTGTCGAGCAAGCCAGTGCCTTCACACCAACCACAAGTAATCCATGGTCCTTGACCGAAGTCGAGCACAGCCTCCACATAGCCACCTTTACCATGGCAATCTTGGCATGGTAGAGGTTTCGCTCGATTCTCAACGCGCTTCTCCCAGCGGAGGAAATGCTGGTGTTCCTTATACGCGTTTTTGGCGAAATCGACTGGCTTCACGTCTTTACCTCCGTGACCCGCACCCGGACGCAGCGGCGATTCATTCGATACCATGCTTTCCATGGGGTGTAGTCCCGACACTGGCCCACCGAATGCTCGTAGCCATCGAGCCAGCAGCATCCACATTTCGGGCACGAGTGTGCCACTGGCTTGCCGTAGTTCATGTTCCCTCCCGTGCTATCCACTGGCCGATGACCCGGCGCCCGGCCCAGCGCAGGAGCAGGGCGAGGCACCGGGAACACTCGTCTTGATTGACGATGCCATCAAACGCGGTGCCTTCAACGACGATTCCATCAACCGATTTCGTCCACCAACAGCCACAACCTTGTACTCGCATCGCTTCCGCTAGCACGGCGGGATCGTCCCAGAGGTCGGTCATGTTAACATCTCCTTCTCTTGGTCGGCCGCGACCTGACGTTCAATGGCGGCGAGCCCGTGGCCTATCTGCGTCAGTAATGCGCCGGGACCACCGACACGAACGTCGGCGAGAATGGAACAGAATCCCGTCGCGGGGTTGAGCGATAAATCGACGTGGCCATCTTCGCCGTCGGGGCCAAAAAGGCCAGTGATTTCGTAGCATCCCGAGTTCACTTCAACCGGACGCCACCCCCACCAGCTCGTGGTCACTTGGGTTCCTCCTCGGGCGGCAACAGCGAGGCAAGGGCACGGGGGATTCCTCACGGCAGGATGCCATCCGCGATTAGCTGATCACCGACCCGTCCGTGACTCAGCGAGTCCAGGTTCCGAAGCGCTTGTTTGTAATAGGATGTTTTGAGTTCAATGCCGACGCCTCGACGGGCGAGCGCGACGGCCGCATAGACCTCGGAGCCGACGCCCATGAAAGGGGTCAGAACCGTCTCCCCCGGATTCGACCAA